ACATGACCCATGTTTCGATAACAAATTGCACATCTTTGCTTGTATCTTGGTCTACCTAACGAATCGTGCATAAGGCAATTTATAAAACGGTTACATTCGCATTCAGTAAACTCAGGACGTGGATTTAGAATGTCCCACTCGTCTCGATATTCACTAAAAGACTTTGTCTCAACAATCTCTTTTAAGTCCATTTATCTCCTCGGCTTCCCTGGCTACACGATCAGCATAGGCCACATCCTTAGTAGCGGCATAAGCCATGTACCAGAGCGCCTTGATGCTGTCAGCGTTAGCCGTCCCTTTGTGTGGGCAACGTTGCAAGTACTTAATGACGTTCCCTGTTGCAAAGTCCAGCCCCCAGTCGTCGATGACGCTGAGGGCTTGAATCTTTGTAGTGCGGTAGTGCTGTTGCACTAGTCTTCGCCGAACGGGTCTGTGATGTCATCAGCCACTGGTGCGGCTTTGCGTAGGGGCTTTGGTGGTGCAACCTTTACCGGCTTCACCGTTTCAACCACGTTGGTTAGCTCACCGTTCATTTTCTGTCTAGTACCAACCACTACCTGCCATGGTTTGGCTTTGAGCGCCGGGAGGTCAAGGTTGCGGTATGCGTCTTGGGTCATACGCCCGACCATGCCATCAAGCAAGATTGTCAGTTTCGCTTTGTCGTTGCCATACGTGGTTTTCGTATACTGGACAAACCGGAAAGGCTGTCCATCGTCATCGCCTACCTCGGTGGTTTCAAATACCCACTTTAGGTTAGGCTCTAACACGTTTGGATCGTCAAACGATTTGCTTTGTACGGCTTCAACGTCTACCAATGCACAGGCGTAAATGCCTGCCTCAGCTGTACTAAACTTTTTGCCACTTGCTTCACTGAAGGTCGTGTGCTGTGCAAAGAATCCCATTATCAAACTCCTTGAGCCACTGGCTCTTTGATATGTCGGTGATGGAAAGGTCTTTACCGGAACCACTGGGGCCGCCCTTGCGAGCATTTTCACATCCATCACCAACATACAAACTATATACCCACTCGGTGGATATTGTCAAACACTCTTTTTCTTCTATTCTTTCTTGGCAATACCTGTACCGGCGCCTTTGCGCCGGGTACACGGTTTGCCCTTTCGTTCCCCTCACCAGCCCTCTCTTCGGGCTGGGGGGGTAGGTTCTAGGAAGGGGGGGGTATTTCAAAAGTGTATCTATTTATATTCTTAAGGGGATACAGTTTTTCGATACACTTTTTACCGCTTGTAATACCGCTTACTACGGCACTCAATCAGCTGCAATTCCACTGCCTCATCAACAGTTTCCCAGACTAGATTTCTATTCTTCTTTAGCCCGTCACAGATACCGCTTTTCGTCTTGCCGGGGTTGTCTGCCACATACTGAGCAACCCGATCTAATACCTCCGTCTCACTTCCAGCCGTTGTGATTTGCTGTAGTGCTATCTGCCCAGGTTCATCGGTGTTGAGCCTGTACACAAAGTGGACCCAGTCATCCTCCCCGATGTGCCTGTGTTTGACCGTACGGACGTCATACGTCTTGGCTTCTATGTCGTGGTAGATAGATAGCACCATGTCGGCCTGTGCGGCCAAATCAGAGGCTCCACGCATGGTGTCCTGTGTGATAGTCGTTCCCGGTGCTAACTTCTTGTTATGGTGAAGAATGACTACCGCAGCCCCTGCATCAATGAGTTCCTGGAAGCGATCGTAAAGTTTGGCAACGGCTCCGTTGTCGTTTTCGTCCATGCCGTGAACACGTACAAAAGTATCAACAACCACTAGCTGGATGTCGTTGTCTTTGATGTACTTCACCAGTGCGTCAACGTGATACCGCTTGTCTACCTTGGTATTCTTTTTCTGGATGATATGAAGGTTTGGTAGGTCGGTATTGTGCATCATGCAGAAACGTCCCCAGAATTGCTTTAGGTTGATTTCCTCATTGATGTAGAGAACCTTAGCCGGGGTTGTCTCGATGAAGTTGCACCACGGCCTACCTGAAGCGCAAGCAATCGCAAGGTCGATACCAAGCCACGATTTACCGCTACCGGACGCGGCAGCAATGAAGTGTAGCCCCTTGTGAATAATCATATTCTCGGCTAACCATTCTTGCTCTGGGCAGTTTTGCCCCTCTTCCTTGAATCGCCACCAGTTCCAAATCTCTAGCTCTGGTTCGGGTGCAACCTTTACCGCCAGTTGCTCCCGGAGCATGGCAGGTGTTAGCGGTTCCCGGTCTGACTCTGGCCAGTCAGACCACGCCCGCCCGGCTTTACGGCTACGTCTGCCTCTTCCATTGGCGGATCACACCACTGCAGATTCCAAGCAACCGCCGCCGGGTAGGCTGAATCGTAATCGATGCCGGTGCTACGCAGATATCCGATGTATGCCGTTAGAGCGTTATCCCGCCCACCGTAAGGGCCTCCCCCTTCAGGGTGCCGCGTGTAGAGTTTAGCCATCGTGCCATCGCCTGACGGCTCACCCGGTTGGCGTTCAGCCCGTGGTTTACGCTTCGGAGTAGCGTCTAACTCATCGAACCATTCATCTGCCAAAGTAGTACTCCATAATCTCCGGCAGGTCTGCGCGGACAATGTCTAACAGGAATGACCATCGTGCGTCAGTTTTGCTTTTTACGCAAGCCTGTTCTAACTCTAGGAAAAAGGTATCAAGGCAACCGGTGTAACGTCCGGAAGCGTGGCGTATCATCGGGCTTGCGTGTCCCAGCTCACCAGCCTTAGCGGATGCCAGCAAGGCATCAAGCCGTGCATCGCCAAACTCCTCAACCAACAGGGAAACCTTGTAGGTTGGCTTCATACCGCCACCCTTGAGAAGTTGCACCGCCTTGGGGTTGTCCGGGTCTTTCCAGTTGATGGTTCCCGCTACCCTCAAGATGCGGTCTACGTTAGCAACGTTATCGGTGCCATGTAGTATCTTGTCTGCAAAGTCACGGATGCGGTTCTCTAGGATGGTGCGCTCCTTGACTGACTTGCAAAGTTTAGGACTGGACAGCATCTTGTAGCCGTGCCAACCGTTACCGCTTGATACGACCAAGTCGCAGTTGTCAAGTAATAGTTGACTACTGGCACCCGGTACCTTGTTGTCTAAATCTATCCAGACGGTACCGACCTGCTCTATAGATTCCTTGCCAAGCTTACGCCCTGGGCCTTCAGGCGCAGCCCTTGGGCATACTCCAACGTAGACATCGTAGCCACGCATAGCAAGGGAGATGATGTGCTGGCTAAGTGCTTGCCCGGCTTCACCCTTTAGGCATTCAGGAATGCGGTAGGTGGTTCGGTTAGCGTGTACCGGGTTGTGTTTAGAGAGTGGACGGATTTCAATAAAGCCATCCGTGTATGGCTTGAAAAGATGCCGCAGGAATGAAATAGCCTGAACGGCATCAGTGGCTGGTATTGCCATGATGTAACCTGTTGTCCTTCGAGATACCTGCATCTGGAAACCCTCCGGGGATCAGCCGGAGGGTGGACTAAGTCCATAACCAGAAGGACAGGTTCACGTACATTATACATCAAAAGCAAAGCCCACATGATCGGCTATTGCCTTAGCGGCATCCGACCAACTGTAAGCAACAATGAAGGTGTAGCCGTGCGGCTGAAGCGCATCACGGAAGGAAACCTGCCCCGGTGTTAGCCGACCTTTACCAGCCTTCATTTCGACGTACAAGCCCGGCGCTGGGCAAGGTAGAAAGATATCCCAGACACCCGCCTTCACACCCATGGCTTTGAACTTTGCAGCTGTCCTGATGTCTCGATGCCCGCCGTTAGGACAATGGTAGATGGTGGCAAGCTCAGGATGTTTAGCCGACATGAGGCGCACCCAAGTTATCAGCGCTATCTGTTCGCGGTCTTCAAGGTGTTTCAAGTCAGGTCTTCCACTTCATACCGTCCCCGGATGCTTGCCAAGGCTGTCTCTATCTGCGCTTCGATGACGCTTACGGGAGTCTTGTACCTGCTGGCTATCGTCCGCAGAGTCTCCGGCTTAGATCCATCAAGACCAAAGCGCCTAACAAGCAAATAGCGGGAATCGTCATCTAGACTTAGTAAAGCATCACTCAGCCTATCTGCCCATGATTCAGCGATGAACGCCTCCTCGGGGCTTGTGGAGGCTCCTAGCACCCTGCAATCTTCATAGACTAGACCATCCGTACCAGATACGGGAACATTGATACTAACTGGCTGTACTTGCTGTGAGTCCCTGGCTATGCCGATCATCGTAACCGATAGCCCGGTGTACCCTGAAAGCTCCTCATCGGTTGGAGGTATGCCGTGCTGGTGGAGGTGTTGATCGTGTGCCTTGCGGATGCGTAGCCACTTGTATATTGTGTGTTCGGATACCCTGATTGTCTTGCTTTGGGTTGACTGATAGCGCCTGTACTTTTGGATTATCCACTTCATCGCAAAGGTCGAAAACCTCAGCCCCCGGCTGGAATCCCACCGTTGGATGGCGATGATAAGACCCTGCATACAAAAGGCTACCGCGTCTTCAAAGTCATCCTGCTTGTGTATCTGCTTGGCCATCTCTTTGCATAGGCCGGTGTTGCGATGCACCATTTCAGCCATGCACTCTTTAGGCATGATGTCTGCCGCCCAGGCTTGATGAAGTAGAACCATCTCCTCATGAGACAACAAACGCTCCGGTGCCTTGGATAAAGCCCGGAGCGTCTGACGAACAATAGATCTACTTGGTGGCAAGGGCAATCCTAGAGCCTATCCAGCGCATGACGGGTACAGCCATGCTGTTGCCGAGTGCCTTGTACCGTGGCCCGTCTGGAGTCTCTGGCATGATGTCGGTGTAGCCATCAGGGAAACCTTGAAGCCTTTCACACTCGGTTGGTGTTAGCCGCCTTACTGCCATGCCGTGCAATACAGATGTTTGTTGATGTGCTTGCAGTTGTGGATATTCCCGTAGATCAATGCCACGCATATCACCACCCGATTGATGGTTGAACGCATGATCAACATAC